GAAGGAGAGATCGACGCTCTTAGTACTAGCCAAGCTATGGATAACAAGTGGCCCGTCGTATCTGTACCGAACGGAGCAGGAGCAGCTAAGAAATATGTAGCTCAAGCTATCGATTGGTTAGACAGGTACGAACAAGTTGTGTTCTGTTTTGATATGGACGATGTCGGCCGAAAGGGAGCAGCAGAATGTGCAGCACTCTTAACACCCGGCAAAGCGTACATCGCAGAGCTACCACTGAAAGACCCATCTGATATGTTAGTAGCTGGACGAGCGAAGGAGTTAGTCAGTTGCTTGTTCGATGCTAGAGAGTACAGACCGGACGGTATTGTAAATGGTCAAGAGCTGTGGGATGTTATCGCTGATAGAGAACACAGTAAGTCTATACCGTATCCGTATGCTGGACTGAACGAGCTGACACTCGGACTTCGACAAGGAGAACTTGTTACGGTGTGTGCAGGTAGTGGAATCGGTAAGTCATTATTCTGTAGAGAGATCGCTCACCACATCCTCGGATTAAAGGAGAAGGTAGGATACATTGCTCTTGAAGAAAGTGTACGACGCACAGCACTTGGCATCATGGGCATCCACATCAACAAACCTATACACTTAGAAGAAGACGACACAAGTGAGGAGGTGCTACGACCTGCGTTTGAAGAGACGGTGGGCAACGGTAACTTCTACACTTACGATCACTTCGGTAGTATGGATAGCGACAACTTACTAGGTAAGATAAAGTACTTGGTTAAGGGGTACGATTGTAAGTGGATATTCTTGGATCACCTATCGATTGTTGTTAGTGGTATCCAAGGAGATGACGAGAGACGATTGATCGACAACACCATGACCAAGCTACGCAGTCTTGTTGAAGAGACAGGGTGTGGTATGGTACTGGTCAGTCATCTAAAGCGTGTTGATAGTGGACACGAAGAGGGAGGACGAGTAAGTCTGCACCACCTCCGAGGTAGCCAAGCAATCGCACAGCTGTCTGACATGGTGATCGGTCTGGAACGAAACCAACAAAGCGAAACAATAAGTAACGAAACAAGGGTGCGTGTGTTGAAGAATAGATTCAGCGGACAGACAGGACACTGCGATACATTGTATTACAGCGGAGACACTGGACGATACACACCCGATATATTCAAACCTAGTAGTAATGAAGAAGAAACAAAAACCGAAAGCGGAGAGATACCGTTTTAAATAAATTATAAGTATGAATGATATAAAACAAAAATGGTGGGAATGGCATAAAAAAAATCCAGTCGTATATGAATTATTTAAAAAGTTTACAATGGAAGTTATTGCCACTGGTAGAAAAAAATATTCGCACTGGGCTATAATGAATCAAATTAGATGGCACACTGAAATTAAGACCAATGGTTCTGAGTTTAAAATATCGAATAACTATATTGCTTATTATGCTAGATTATTTGTTCATGAGTACCCAGAGTACAAAGACTTCTTTACTCTCAAACAAATGAAAGAGGATTAGAACTATGACACGAACACTATTCTTTGATATCGAGACCAACAGAATTAACGATTGGGCTACACTCTCTGACCTTCACACTGGTCACTGTCTATCTATCTACGATCCTATGATGCCTAAGATGATTACGTTTCACGGGGAAAGTATAGAGCGTGGATTGTTAGAGCTACAGAAAGCAGATCGTATCGTCGGACACAACGTCATCGACTTCGATATACCAGCACTGAAGAAGCTGTACGGTTTCTCACCACCGCTAGTAAAAGTATTAGATACACTTGTCGTTAGTCGCTGTGTGTTTCCTGATCTACGTAACGACGACTTCGGACGGAACAAGTTTGATAAAGCACTCGTTGGTAGTCACTCGTTGAAAGCGTGGGGACACCGGATGGGTAGCACAACCAAGCTGACGTACGGAGAAGAGGACGATGCATTTGAGGAGTACAACGAAGAGATGCGGAAGTACTGTGAGCGTGATGTTATCGTAACACAGTTGCTGTACGATTATCTATTCAAGCAGAACCCCAGCCGAGAGATGATAGCAATTGAGCATTGGTTCAAGTTTGTTATCTCGTTGCAAGAGCGTCACGGGTTTAAGTTTGATATGGATAAAGCAGACGTATTGACTGCCAAGCTTATGGGTATCCGAGCTAAGCTGACCACTGACTTACAGACTCAATGGAAACCTACACAGGTAGAGATGAAGAGTCCAGCTGGTTGGACGCTGACAACAGACCAAGCAACTTACGAAGGTAAAACAAAGAACGATCTTAAGCTACAACTGAAGGAAGCGGGGGAGGTACAAGCACTCGTTAAGAATGCAGTGAAGACTGGCAACGCAGTGAAAGAGATACCGTTTAATCCCGGCAGTCGTAAGCAGATAGCTGAACGATTGATGGGCTTAGGATACGAACTACCTACTGAGAACGACGGAGTATCTTATAAGGTAGATGAATCTGTACTACGTGGTATTGACCACCCTATAGCAGAGGATTTGTTATCGTATCTATTGGTACAGAAAAGACTTGGTCAGTTAGCCGAAGGACAACAAGCGTGGTTGAAGCTACAAAAGAACGGAGTGATACACGGTAGAGTAAATACCAACGGTGCAGTGACAGGTAGATGTACACACCAAACTCCTAATGTAGCACAAGTACCCAGTGTACGAGCAGAGTACGGAGCGGAGTGTCGTGAGTTATTTAAAGCTAGGCTCGGTTACAAGTTAGTAGGGTGTGATGCATCTGGTCTAGAGCTTCGTATGCTTGCACACTACATGGCATTCTACGACAGAGGAGAGTACGCTAAGATCGTAACGGAAGGAGATGTACACACCGTCAATCAAAAGGCAGCAGGACTAGAGACACGTGACCAAGCTAAGACATTCATCTATGCTTTGTTGTACGGAGCAGGTGACGAGAAGATTGGTAACATAGCAGGTGGTAACGCACAGCTCGGACAGAAACTAAAGCGTAAGTTCTTCAGTAGTCTACCAGCACTCGCTCGTTTACAGCAGGATGTACAACGAAAGGTAAAGCACGGTGGAGAACTGAAGGGTCTTGACGGACGCATCCTACCCATACGCAGTAGTCACGCAGCCTTGAACATGTTATTACAATCGGCTGGTGCTGTGTGTATGAAAGTAGCGTTGATCCAGTTGTTTCATTTACTGAACGGATTGAGATGGCAACACGGTAGAGAGTATGCATTCGTAGCTAATATCCACGACGAGTTCCAAGCAGAGGTATCAATGGAGAGATCGGCTAATGGGATTTATGATAAAGCAAAGACGTTCGGTAAGTTAGCCGTTGAATCTATCCAACACGCAGGTAAACAACTGAAGCTTAACGTACCGTTAGACGGTGAGTATAAGATCGGTAACAACTGGGCTGAGACACACTAATCATGACAGAGATAGAATATGATATGTACACTACCTTAGCCAATGTCTATGATACACAAGACCTTACGGTCGATTACGATTGGAGACAACAATACAACGATAAGATGCCATCATCAAACTCACAACGGATTGGAGCAATAGCAGAGACACGTTTCATAGCTGAATGTTTAGAGCGTGACTTCGAGCCACACACACCTACAACACCGATGCCTTGGGACTTCATTGTTCACTGCCCAGCCGGAGACTTAAAGGTACAAATAAAAAGTACATCAGTACGAGACAAGTCTGCTTACACAGTCAACTCATCGTGCGGTGCGTCAACCAAAGGATATATGTCTGATGATATAGATGTTGTAGGTATTTATGTATCTCCATTAAAAGAGTGGTGGATGATACCGAGATACTTAATAAAAAGTAAGACGATCAAGGTGTACCCCGACAACCCAAGCAAATCAAAATATAAAAAATACCAAGAGAACTGGAGTATATACTATGAGTAACAAAACCAAAACAACTTTGCTGATTGATGCAGACGTACTAGCGTTTGAAGCGTCAGTAGTAGCAGAGGAATCTATAAACTGGAAGGACGAACTGTGGACGGTACACGCTGACATGGCACTAGCTAAAGCACGTGTAGTCAATCGCATCGAAGAGTTCAAAGAACAATTAAAGACGGAGAATGTAGTGCTGTGCTTGTCAGACCGTGCTAACTTTCGTCGTAAACTTAACCCAGAATACAAATCTAATCGTGCTAAGTCTCGCTTGCCTATCATCTTACGACAGGTAAAGCAGTGGATCATTGATGAACTAGGCGGTGTGATGTGGGCGAACCTTGAAGCGGACGATGTTATATCTATCTTAGCTACAGATAAAGCGATGGATGAAGAGACTATCGTTGTTAGTATAGACAAAGACTTCAAGAGTGTACCGGGTATCTTCTACGACTATAACAAAGGAGAGTACCACCAACCTACGGAAGAAGAAGCAGATAACTTCCACCTAATACAAACGTTAATGGGAGATGCTACAGATGGATTCAGTGGCGTACCTAAAGTAGGACCAGTCACAGCTAAGAAACTATTAGATAAAGAAGGATACACATGGGAGACTGTAGCAAAGTGCTACATAGATGCCGGACTAACCGAACAGGACGCACTGATGAACGCTTGGATGGCACGACTACTCCGAGCTGATAACTATTGTTTCAGAACTAATACTATTAAAAAATTATGGACACCAAAGAACTACCAAACCAAGGAT